CCGTCCATCACGGGGCTTCTGAGCGCTATTTTGGTGCGTTGAGCGAGCCGCTTGTGATGCCAGTAGTTCCCCAAGACCTCTTTGGCGTTTTCAATTGTTTTGTCATGATCAATTGGGCTAAAATATCTCGTTGCTCGCACCACTGCGTCCACTCCTTATGGTATAATTAAATTTGTAAAAGTTTGGGGAAACGGCGTGCCGTAATGGTGCGCTTTTGTTTTTTGTGATATACTTGCTGTTCAAATAATTCGATTTGATAGACTGAGTCGTCCTGTTAATCCGGGGCGACTTTTGCTATACTACCTTTGGAGATGCTTTCTTATGCGTGTTAACCTTATAAGTTGGGGAACAATCTGATTCAAGCATCTCCCGCGCGTTGCTTATGTGACGCGCTTTTTGGTATACTGTATACGGAGGCCAAATCCTAATCTTTTATTTAATTCACTCTCAATCGTACGTCTGGCCTCCGGCGCGTCCTTCACCAGACGCGCTTTTTGTTTACAATCATTTTCCTCTTTTCCAGTTAGCCCACATCCATATTGCAACACCCGCGATGAGCAATATAACGGCAATCATCTGTTTCATTTCTGCTTCTCTCTGATTGCATCCGAAATGTCCCAAAGTGCAAACAAGACTGCTATCAGTGTCAAACCAGTAAATGTTTTGTAAACTCCAAAATTCATATATTTTGCAGGTAAAAATGAAGACGCCAGAGCTAACATGAAACCAATCCATGACATGAAACGGTAAGGCCTTATTTTCATCGCTTTCTCTCCAGTAGCTGTTTGTCTTCAAAGATGTTCCCGATGACCTCACACGTCTCAACGCCACTTTGGAAAATGGTTGCAAGTGCATTTGCGTCATAACTCCATGATGCCGGTATGCCTGCCAAATCAAATGCTGGGTATCCCTCATCGCCAAACCATTTTACAGTTGCTACATATGATTCACCGTCTTCTCCTGTGACTTTCAGAATATCTGACTCGTAGATCTCTCGTCCGTTCTTGTCGTGCAGGCCGGTAAATTGTTCGATAATGTATTGCTCATTATCCAAGAATCCGGCAAAGCACTCTTCGTCATAAACAGCATCCTCACCATCGTCATACTTAACACAGCCACTCAGCATGTCGTATGCTCTTTGTATGTCATACAAGTAACACTCATTTTCCTTATCCCACGCTCTGAACTTAATCTCTCGTTTCATTTCTCCGCCTCCAATTTCACGATTTCGCCTGTTTCCTAAACGCGCCAGACACCTAGCACCCATGCACGGGCGAAGACTGAATCATTGCCATAATCGAAGCCCTTTCCCCAAAGCCATTCCGAGATACAACCAGCATTCTCAATCCCAGATGTCAGAGACATGTGCCCCCTGTTAGTCTTGATATATTTGCCCACCGCTTTCGGAATCACTGGCAGATCATCTGGCAAGGATGTGCCATATTCCTCCAGATAATTTGGCTCATCGCCACAGTAGTATGGGCTTCCGGTTTCGCTGGTATATGCGTCAGAAACCTCGGCGTAGCATTCTGCTAATTTCTCCAACACGTCCCGCTTCGTCTCATTGCCCGTCATATCCTGTCACCTCTCCAGTTTCCTCAACGATCCACAGCCCACGGCTCCATGCCTCTGCAAAAACACTTTCACTATTTTCAATATAATCAACTACTGAAAAGTCATCGCTGGTAGAGTCTACTGATTCAAGTTCATCACGTAAAGACAAGGAACCATAACTGCCTTTTATTTCCTCTGATACCGCTAACGGTATTGTGGGTAAATCATCTGGCAACGCGGCGTCATAGCGTTGTATTGCCTCACTCAAGCATTCAGCCGTCAATGGGTCTTTAAGTGCCTTTATCATGTCAAGATAATACTCGAGCACGTCCCGCTTCGTCTCATTGCTCATCGTCAGTCACCTCTTCTTTTTCGCAGTCCTGTAAGCCGTAATTCTCGATCTCTGATTCGGTGAACTTTCCACGAAGTTCTTTATCCGCTGGGCAAATCGTCAACAAATCTGTATCGCCAGACTTGTAATACCAAGCCTCTTTGGTATGTGGCACCTTGACGTTGTATTTCTTCTCCTTTGCCACGGTGTAGCCGTTGACGTAAGCGTTCATCAGCAGCTCTTCGTCATCATCGCCATAGAAAGCAATGCTGCTTGCTGGGTACTTGCCGCTATGTGCACGTTCAACGATTTCTGCTTGTTCTTTGGTTAGGACTACCTTTTCAGGCTCCTCAACGAACGTGACAATGTGACCGCCATACTTTTCCGCCCATGCAAGCGCAATATCAATATTTCTTACAGCGGTTCCTACCGGACTGTTCCACCAAGGTGCCGTACGCTCAACGGTCAAGTATTCCCCATGATCGTTCTTAATAAGGTATATTTTCTCTTCGCTCATTTTTCGTCCTCTACTTTCTTGATAATCAGTGGTTCCGGAATATCGACCTTAATGTTGTCGCCACGGCTGTTGTGCGACTCCGTGTGCTTGGCCATGTTCTCGTTTATCCAGCGGATACACTGAGATTGATACTTGGCTCGGTAATACTCGGTTCCTGTGTTTAAACCTGCTACTGCGTACATTTGTGTGCCTCATTTCACTCTTTATCACGATGATACTTTTCCAAAATTGGCTTGAAATATTTTTCTTCAGCATCGCGCCGTGCTTTAATGGCGTCCTCTTTCTTTGCGAATCCAGAGTCCAAAACAAGGACGCCCTTAAAATATAGACGCGCTATCCACAATTGCCTTGGCCCTTTCCAATAAACACCTTTTACACTGCTTTTATTTGCTGATGATATTTTGTCGTTCAACGCTGATAATTTTGTATGTTCCTTTAAATCGTGGGTTCGACTCCACTTATGAGCTTTTTCCAGGTTCTCACGGGAAATACTGGCTTGGAGACAACCACAAGATTTGGTATATCCTGATTTTAGAGAGCCCGCTCGAACGAACACGGTATTTCCACAGTCACATTTACACTCCCAAACACGATGTCCGTGATCCACATACCCAGCATCTTTGATTGCGACCAATCGGCCAAATCTCTGCCCAGTTAGATCAATTCTTGCCAACTCAATCACACCTCCTTAATCGATCTCTTCTGCTTCAATCTCAACACGTGGTTGATCGCTGTACCATTTGCCAACATGGATTTCGACTATTTGGTTGTCGTCTTCCCATAAAATACCGGTAAGCGCATCTGATACAGACTTGTAGTAGTTGTCTACATCCGGCTTAACTGTTGGCCTAACTTTGCCTTCTTTTTTCTGCCTTATTAAGGCTTTGCTGCCAGACTTTTGGAGCGGACGGTATATTTCCATTGCAACCCTTATTGGGCCGCTTAGAGGCTCAATATTTAGTTCTAAAGCCACGTTCTTAACGTGCTGCTTATAGTTTCTTGATTTATTCGGGTCGTAAGCATGACCCATTCGCGTGAACCTCGGCCGGCCTTGTGGCACTGGGTTGCCAGGTATCGTTAGCCTTATCACGCTGGCTTCACGTCCTTGTGCTCAATCATGCTTTTGCCTCCTCAAAATTTTTGTTCTGGTAAACTCACGTTTAGCTTTTGCAAGTATCCTCGCCAAATGTCGTATGTGTTTTGACAATAAGCTCGCGTTACTGGATCAGTTTCTTTTGTCGGTAAATATGCACTAGTTTCCCCATAATATTCTGACTCAGCCGTCTCTAACGCATTGACTAATGTCACGTATGCCCATTGGCACCAAAACTTCTTCATACCAGTATCGGCTTGTTGCGCCTTTTTTAGATATTCCGCGGCTTCATCAAGCTGCAGAATAACGAACAGCGAGTATTGATAATGTCCCTCCTGCATGTACTCATTGAACTCTTTAAGTGTCATAGTTGGATAAGCCATTTCAATACGCCACCTTGAACTGCAACTTTGGTGCGAAAAAACGAAAATCAATGCTGCCAAGTGCTCCTTCACGATTTTTTGCAATTGTTAAAGTCACAGTACGGATATCTGATTTTTCGTTCTGCCGATCACTGTTCCAAAGGAATCCAACCGCATTGCTATCTTGTTCAATTGATCCCGACTCTCGTAAATCTGATAGTACCGGTTGCTTGTCCTGACGATTCTCAATACCTCGTGATAATTGACTAAGCAAAACAATCGGGATACCAAGCTCGTTGGTCAGCACTTTGAATTGACGGGTGATCTCTTCGATTTGCAGACGGCGATCGGATTGGCTACGAACACCAATCAGCCCAAGATAATCAACAATCGCAAGGTATCCTTTATCTGCATCAGCGGCTCGCTGCCGCATTGTTTTGACGATCTGCGGTAATTCCACCTGCTTGTCGTAAAGCTGCAAGTGATAGTCTTTAAGGACGTTTCCCGCCTTTTCAACCTCAACCTTCTCAGCATCGCTTAGACTTTTCTGTGGGTTGATGAATTTACCAGCACTGATGCCAGTCTTGCAGGCCAACAAGCGGTTGTAGTTTTCTGCATTTGACATTTCAAGCGAAAACATATCAACTGTCAATTCCGGTTGCTGTTTCAAAGCCTCAATGATGAGATTGACCGCGAATGCTGATTTACCGACACCAGGGCGCGCACCAATCGTCAACAAACGTCCCGGCATCAAGCCACCACCAAGAATATTGTTAAGAGTGAAGTACGTTTTAATCCCATTGTCAGTAGCACCGTGGATCATTTTGTCCTCCATGTCCGCTGCCAAATCTGCAATGCTACTTTCAGTTACCGTCTGGCTTGCTGCAGTCGCATTCTGTGAAGCCTCCATCATTGCTGTCAGGTTGTCCTCACTTGGTTCTTCCGAGTACGCTTGTGCTGCTTTAATGAGCTGACTACGGAAATAGTCCCGCTTTAGCTTGCCAACCCACCAGTCAAAACGTGAGGTGCCAAAATCACTGGTCATAATGTATTGCCAATCTGCTGCTGACATCACGCCTGGATGAGCTGTTGCAAAACCATCCTGCAATTCCAGCGTATCTACGTCACCTGGCAACTTGTTCATGTAGGCAACTACTGCAGCGTATTGCTGGCTGTTAAACCATTTAGGATCAATCCATTCAGACTTGATGAGTTCCGGCTTCGTATATAGTCCATACATGACATGTGGTTCAGGATTGCTAGGGTCATAAAGTTTTTTTGTCAAGCTTGTTGCCTCCGTTCATCGTATTCAGCAATGTAACGTTTAGCATCTTCTGGATCGATCGGAATACCCTGCGCTTTGATTTCCTCAAGCACGCGATCTAGGCTGTTGTAATCAAGGTACATAGCGATGGCTGTTTGTTGCGGGTCAAACTTCGGCTTTCGAGCTTCCTGCTCATCTCGTTCTTCCTTTACGACCTCAAGGTAATCGTTCCATGACTCTTGGTTGAAGAAAGTACTACCGTCTTTGACAAACCGCTTCTCTGTGCCTTTGCTATTGATTAGCTGTCGATAAGCCACAATGCCATCCTGAATTTGTCTGTTGGTAGCAGGGTTCTTCTTTCTACTAATTACCCGTTTGTAAGCAGCTAACGCCGGCTTCTTGCCGATCTTCTTTGGATACAGTTTCCATAGCTTTTCAAAGTCACTCTCTAACGTGCTGGATGCACGTATGTTTTTATTAATACTTGTATTATTCTCTTGCCCGTTTTTGGGCATAGGGTATACCCGTTTTTGGCTATAGGTATTACCATTTTCGGGCATAGGGTCTGTACGAATTTTGATATACCTTTTTTCAATTTCTTTGGTACCGTCTTTGTATTTGACATGACGTTCAATATATCCGCTGTCTTCTAAAGCACGTAGCCATCTTTGTATAGTGGTTTGACCTACCTCGTACAAAGTCATAAAGTACTGATCGCTCGCCCAACAAGAGCCGCTCTTACTGCTGAGTGCCGTGATCTCGCTGTACAGAAGCTTTGCTCCTTGTGGTAGCTGTTTGTCATAGCGCACACCTGCTGGAATGATGGCATAGTAACTAGGGCTTTCATTCATGATCGACACCGCCTTCCTAGAATGGAAGATCATCATCACTGATATCGATTGGCTGACCGTTGTTGGCAAATGGATCGGCTGCATTGGTTTGGTTTGCTTGTGCTTGTGTACCGAAAGACGGATTAGAATTTGAAACAGATGCAGCTTTGCTATCTTTCCAGCGGTGCTGAATCTGCGGGAAATCCGTTGGCTCCCACTTCTTGATATGCGGATAGGTTTTACCGTTGTATTCTTCGTTTTTGACGGTAACTTTAACAGCATGGCCCGTGAAATCTGCAAGCATCGCCGCAAGATCAGCCCACTTCTTATGGTCTGGAATGCCAGCATTTTTGCCAATCATGAATAGGTATCCCATTGCATACTCTCCGGTGTCTTTCTTTGGATATTGGTTGTCGAAGATATGCTTGTTCTGATATTTCTGTGGAACGTCATTGCGTACAATTAGATCAAACTTGATAAACTCACGATCTTTGTAGTTGTCAAATCCAAAGCGGTTAATAACGCATTCATATACACCATCTTGAATGTCGCCATTTCCTTCTGCTGCTTGTGAGTAGTCCATTGTGATAGCCATGTTTTAGTCCTCCTGTTTGACTGATTTTTCCTGATTTCCAAATTTGAATAGCTCGTTAATTGGCACCAACTTTCGATTGTCTAATCTGTTTTTAGCAAAGATTGCATCGGTTCCCTCAAGAATGACGCCACGGCCATCAGTCTTGGGATTAACTACTACGCGTCCTACAACGTCCGTCAGTCCTAATAGTCCGTCACGTACGCTGTCACGAATTGCTGGTGCATACTGGCTGAATGATTGCCCAGTTTCGCTCGTAACATCTCGTGTGTTTTCCCAAGCAGTTACTAGCACGTTTACTGGTGCGTCCATGAAGATCATGGTCATGATGCGGGCAAAGTAATTTGTCCACCTTGAGTAATCCTGAAGCTCGTTGCCAATACCGTTTTTACTGTGCCTACCCATCTCAACAAACCAGTCTTTTTCGAACGCTGAAACGTTGTCGATCACCAGATTGTCATATCCGGAAACACGTTCAGCCAGATTTTTCAGAAATTCTTTCCATTCTTCGCTTGGCTTACTTCGGTCAAATGGTTGCACATCGATGTTCGGTGCACCAGATAGCACTTTTGAACTGTCATCCAGATCTAGCACGAGTGTTTTGCCATTAAGATTGCGGATAGCTGACGTCTTACCGACACCAGGCTTTCCATAAATCAAAACTCGCCAGTTATTTGTTCGATCAATTGAAGATGCATGTTTAATTGGCTGCATCTACCGCACCCCCAGTCCAATGTTCTCAACCAGTCGCGCGTTTGGTACCTCGCGGCCAGCTTGTAACGCTTTCTTCAAGTCAGCTTTGTTTACCATCAACGTGGTCTTAATGAACTCTGGTGGCAACTTATTCGGGTCTTCTGGTGCTTCCACGCTCACTGTTCTGCGAGTGTAAATACTGAACAGTGGTGTATGAATGTGTTCACGACCAGTTTCAACCATCGCTTGCGCCAATCGTGATTTGATTGTCGCAGCGTTTTTCTTGGCACTTGTCTTTCGTTCTTGCAAACGCCTGATTTCAGCGTCGATTTCTTTGATGTCTGCTTCGACTGATTTATAGACTTTGACATAGCCAACCGCCTTATCATCAAAGTCGCCCTCAACCATTTCCATCGTGTCAGCAATAGCTTCTGGATCAGCCTTGCCACTTTCTGCCAGTCGTTGCAAACTGGTCAATTTGTCTGTTAAGTCGTATAATACTGACATCTAATATTTTCCTTTCTATCAGTCGTTGGTCTGGACGCCAGCGGCTTTTTTCATGACTTGTTTGATAATGAATAGGATTGTGTCGGCGCCATCTTCCTGACCCATTGCGTATGTTTGCTTGGAGTCTGTATTGTCAGGACCATAATCATAAGCAACCTTGCGATATGCTGCGATCTGGCGGTTCGCTTCGGCTAAAATGTGCTCGTATACCTCATTAGTCATTAGGTCATCCCCTTAGTTTTGCTAGTCGTGCACGTAACTTCTCTTTCTCGGCAAGCAACATCTTTGCAATCGGTGTGTGGTTGCCGCGCATAATGTCTAACGTCAATTTGTTGTGTTCGTTCAGTAAATCACCAATGGTACGTTCTGCTTCATTCAATCCACTGCCTCCAATTTCCGCTGTGGCCTAAGCAGTGACCAATGATCACGCCGAAGGCACCACCAATTAGTAAATATTCAATCATTATTTGCCCTTCTCTCTAAGTGACCTTGAAATCTCTGGGAACCATTTGTCTAAGAAGTCGAGCCATGGTTTCGGATGAAACAGATACCCCTTTTTTCCAGGCGGTGGATATGAAACCACGGTATCTTGCAAGAACTTGTGGAAGCGTGGGACGTTCAAGATATTGTTAACTACCCACGTGTTGTTATGTCCTTCGACATAGCTTGTTGCGGTTGTGAGCGTCCACATACCTCGTGCTGCTAGCTTGCGTTTTAACTCTTGGTTCTCCTTGATCATCTTTGTCAGTTCTTCTTCATCGACCGCTAAATACTTTTTGCTTGAAATCTGATCATCTTCAACAACCTGTAACAGTGGCATGGCATTTCCTCCTTTCCTGTGATGGTGCGGAGTTTTTCACTTTTTTGTGATAAACCCATTTGTATAGTGACCGCCGTTTGGGGTTTTCGCCGAAAACGGCGAAAAGTCTTTACCTTCGATAAATCTATTGCATAGCGACTGATGTTCTCACATCCCGAAGTGCTGTAACGTCAAGGACAGTAGTGCAAGAAATATAGCGATGACTGCGAAAGTACGTCCCAAGTCTTCGTCATTCACTTGCATTTCCTTCTTTCTTTTGGCCTCCCGTTGGCAGATAATTTGGTGGGAAAGAGATGATATATATGAATGATGAATACGAACGTCTTACAAACGATGCAAAGTATTTGCTGTTACAGCTATCGTCAAAATACTTGGAAAGTGTTACTGATGGAAAATCAAAGAGTGATGCAACAACAATGGGTTCTACACAGCAAGTCCGTGATGACGTTATGCCTCAGTGGTCCTTACCAGATGTTTCTTTTACGATGGCTGAGCTTCGAGACGCCGGTTTTATGAAACTATGGCCGGGCGACGGTTGTTATTACAATTCGTTCATCACCACACAGGCTATTGCGTGGCGTGAACAAAAGTTTGGCAATGATGTCAAAAAGGTTCTTGATGCCATTGCTGGTGTCAAAAAACTAATCCCGTTCTTTTAGCCGTATGGGATCCAGTCCTTAGCCGTGAGATCATCGCTGTATGGCATCCATTTTTGACTTGGATCTTGTCCTATTGATGTCATGAGGAACCCAGCATTTGTATTGGTCGGTATAAGAATCATCGGACGAGGAAACCACGTCTTACGAGTAATCCCTCTTTTTTGCGTCTCCGCTTTCTTAATCGCTTGGTTGATATACATTATTTTGTCTTCTCCTTATCATTTTGTTGGTAACGTCCTAGTGACGAAGGCTAACGGCGTTGCTGCAATCAAGAACCTTAATCTGGAGAGTTTGGATTCTAACGCCCAGTGAGTGACAAAGCGGTTTTCAGAGCTGCTTCTTCTTGATCGAGCGACAATTCGCTCATGCTAGCGATCAAGCTCAGTGCTATTTGTGCAAGCATCTCTTGTTCATAAGGTGCTTGCTTTTTTTCATTGCGTTCGTTCATACCGTCATCCCCTTTTGTAGAAACTTGTTGATAAAATACTGCTGGCCTTTGCCAGTCACCTTTGGGGTCTTCTGAACTGTTACATGGCCGTCCGAGTGACTGATCGCCGTTTCCTTGACCTCGAACAAGCCTAGCTCCATCGCGCGTTGTGTCGGCGAGTTATAGTCGGCACCAATCCGTTTAATCAAATAGCCTTGCTCACGTAGCCAGGCGAACAACCGCTTGGCACCAATGTCAACTCCGTTCTGTTTGAGCACCTTGGCAAGATCACCGACCAAGATAGTTGTGTGACTTGTGGCTACCGCGTCTGCAAACAACGCTTTAGGCTTCATATCTTCAATCTGTTCAGCCTGACTAGCTGCCAGCTTCAATGCCTCGGCATAACTTCCCGGGATTGCATAACCCGTTCTGATCTGCGTTTCCATACTGTTAAAGGCTTGGATGTACTGAATCTTGAACTGAAGCGCACGCTTCCCAGTGAATCCAACAGCCAGCAATGTGAATCCGTCACGATTCATGTAGTACATTGGATTCGTTTTCCCATTAGAAGCGGTGTAACTACCATCAATAAAGTACTTTTTTAGTACAGCGTAATTTTCCGCGCTACTCATCAAATCACGAATTGCCGCTAGTACATCTCTGTGGTTCTTTCCAAATGATTCAGCGACCTTAAGACTGGTGGTGACTGCCTGACGGTCGTGCATAATTATTAATTCATTCAATGTGTTCCCTTCTTTCTTTTGGCCTCATTCATTAACGATGGCCATTTCACGTGCTTGACCTGAGGTACCGATTTGGTACTTCAGCTGGTCTTCTTCTTCAACTATGAGACGGTAACAAAGTCTTGCTTGCCACCGGGGGTCATCAATTTGGTGACTCCTTTTTCAGTTGCGAGATTGGTCTCGCCTGATAAGCCCCCTAAGTTAAACTTAGTCACCTCATCGCCGTCTAATGATTTCAACGCTACCGTTGTGTTTGTTAGTTTCAGCGCATTCGTAATATCCGGTGCTGAAAACCAGATAATGCCGTTTGAGCTGACAGTCCGAATTTGGTTATCCTCGAACTGAAATAGTTGTAGTTCGTTCATACCGTCTCCCCCTTTGTAAGCAAATATTTTTTGCCAACTACAAATGTTTCGTAGTCTTTGGGCAAAAAAATAATCGAATCAAATGGTAGTTTAACTAGCTTTGCAAACTCAAAAGCTTTATCTGTTCGCAAAACTTTTCGATATTTCTCATAGTCAGCATAGGTTTTGGTGCTCATTCCCAGCGCTTCCGCTACTTCTTTCTGTGAAAAATGCAAGTTGTTTCGTGCTCCTTCAAGCGTAAAAGCTGGTTCAATTCCTGTCATTTTCGTTCCTCCTTTCAACAAAACTAAATATACTACGAATAGTTAGTAGTTGCAATAGCTTTTTGCAAATAAATTGTATTTAGGTATGTACTTTTCTACGCAACAGGTGTACATTATAGCCAGCATAAATAGGAAATGAGGAAACGAAATGAATACTGGAGACACCATAAAAAAGCTAAGAAAAACCCGCGGGATGACGCAATCTGATTTGGCTAACAGATTGGGAGTTGCTCCGACCACTGTGTCTTCTTGGGAACGTGGAGCTGCTTATCCATTAATGACTACTGCTAAATCCATAGCAGATATCTTCGGTGTTCCTGTTTCTGTGATTGCTGGAGAAAAAGAGATCTCAAATATTGCTCCATCTATGCCTGTACACTCCTACAAATACTTAGATGCAGGGGTTTCATGTGGTGCCCCTGAATTGGTTGAAGCTTATACGAAAGACAACTTGGAAGAAATCCAATTATCAGATGCCATAATGGGACGCTACGCTGGTGATGATGACATTCTTATCATACATGCCAACGGCGAATCAATGAACAGAGTTTTCCCTGATGGTGCGCTTCTCGCAGTAAAGCGGACAGATGATCTAAGCAATGGAGACATTGTCGTCTTCTCAATTGACAATGAAGATTTTTCTTGCAAACGTTACTATAAAAACGATGAAGCTAAAGTAGTCTCTTTTCAGCCTGACAGTGATGATCCTCGTTTTGAACCATACGTTTATCGTTATGAAGATGCAGACAATGTCGCTATATTTGGTAAGGTTGTCGTATACACAGTCGTTTTATAAAAAATAATCTTACGTCCAAACCCTGATCGACGTTAAAAGCTGAATTTTTTGGAGAGGAATAATGAAACTACTTATCTTAATTGCCTTTTTGGGATCGCTCCTATTGGCTGCAATATTTGGCACATTGTCTATAGTCCAACGAAAGGACTCGAGAAAACTAAAACGGAACCTTATTATTACCGCGTTGTCGGCAATAGCATTTATTGCAATCTTTTTTTGGATTGGCACCTATTCGGGAGAAAGCAACAGGTCAGCTGCATCTAGTTCGTATTCGAAAGCTGAGTCGTCAAAGGTCGAGTCGTCACAAGATGATGATGACAGTTACGAAGACACTGATAGCGATGACTCTGATGATGAAGAATCATCAAGCACAGAAACATTCAACGCAGCTGACTACAACACTGGGATCACTTATGAACAATTGGCACGGACTCCAAACGACTACAAGGGCAAGAACATCACTTTAACGGGCAAAGTTATTCAAGTCGTTGAGGGTGACGATGAAACTGATTTGCGTGTTGCAGTTGATGGTAATTATGACAATGTAATTATGGTCGGTTATGATCCAGATATTATGAACGGATCTCGCATTCTAGAAAATGACAAGATCACCTTCTATGCTGAAAGCTTGGGTACCACCACTTACAAATCAACCATGGGTGGCAAAATCACAGTTCCATTGGCTTTGGCCAAAAAGATTGATGACGCCGGAACTGCTACCGACGACTATGGTGATTAGTTCCTTCCCCCACGCAAGCGGCAGTATTAGATTAAAGCTGGAAAAATAAAAGTCCGCTCAAGAGAACAAATAAGAGATGGTTAAAATTAATAATAGAATGATTCAGTCTACCATAAGTCCTTACTGGTTAATCGCCACTGATGATGACACCCACACGCCTGAAGACTCGGCATATGTAATGAATGACTTACTGGCAGAATTTGCCAGCATGGTACCAGTTGATCTAAATCGGAGAATGATCATATCCAATGACAATAATCGTCAATTTCCCATAACACTATTCAATCATGAAGCTATTGTACTCGCGACAAAGGGCAGCGCCTACTATTGTCAAAACGTGTATCAACTTTCGCATGAGTTGATACATTTTGCAGTTGAAGGCAACACTCCTGCTACATGGTTTGAAGAAACCATGTGTGAATTGTCATCACACATATTTCTTAGGCGTCTTAAAAACTGTTGGAGCTTGGACAGCGACCGCAGGAAGAAGGCATATGCCAATCATTTCTTGGAATATAGTAAAAACGAGTTAAAAAAACGAAGACATGTGAGGACTACGGACTTGTCAAATAAAGGTTCCGACCTCAACGAGTATCTGAAGAAACAAAATGAAGATAGAGAGGTAAATCGTTATATTGCTTATAGACTACTTCACCTTGCGTCAACGCAGAAAGGCTTCTGGTCATTCGTACCTTACTTACGGGATATTCCTTATGATAATGGCCTGAACGAATACTTGAGCATTGTGAAGTCTAGAGCGGACTCACAATCTATTCAGACTTTGAATTTAATTGCTTCGCAGCTACTTTGATATCATTTTCAAAATCAAATGGAATCCCCGGAATTCCCTGGTCATCGCCACGCGCACTTGTGTCAATTCCAATCCGTTGTAGACCCCGATTCAGTATATCTAACTTCTGTGAAATTTCCTGAAGTTCAATAAGAATTTCATCACTTGCAAAATGTTTTCTCATAAAAATGTACACCCCTTAGTTTTGAAATGACATAAATTCACTTTAAGAAAATAAGCGTGAAATGTGTTCACGTTTATAATAGCACACAGTAAGAGCTTTAACCTTGACATTGCTACTATACAATTTTCCCGCCTTTCCCCCATGCAAGCGGCGTCTCCGTGCAAGCCGGAGAGTGGGGCTTGTATCGCATACCAAATAAAGGATGTGAGTCATCATGCTAAAAAAGATAGTTGCCATCTTACTCATTGTTTTGTTGGCTGGCGCAACAACCGCTTGCGCTAGTGATCAAGACGATGATCAAGATGTCGAGCAGTTTAACTGAGCGTTGGCGGGATACAAAAGCTTGGTATTTAAGATAGGAGACAGCAAAATGGATCGGCCAATAATTAATGCCATCTACTTCACGGAGAAAGACAAATCCAAACCGATGATGGTGCTCCCGTTAGATAGCACTAAACTTCACATCGATATTCACGTTCAAGTCATTAATTTCACTTTAGATAAGCATACGTTAACTTTGTCCGTAAGCGATCAGAACGGAAACGTTATGCTCGAAGCTAGCCAGCAACCCATGGACGCCTCTTCATTGAAGGCAAGAGGAACATATGGCATTGTTGATGCAACTCTTTTCGTTGTATTTGACAAATTAGAGCTTAAGGGAGTGAATCGGCTAAGGTTTGATATATCCTTCGATAATGATGCTAAGGCTACTGCATATCTGTTTGTTTCACGAGGTGACAAGAATGATTGATGCCGGGATTAGCAAAGTTATCTTTAGAACTGATACAGAGATAAAACGATCCTCTTCTATAAGGGCATTCATCAAGGGATATAGGATTACTACGGCAACGGGTAAAAGCAAAACAGAGTATAATAAAACCAAGGAGGCGGATAACATGACAAATGAAAATACCGTGACTCAAGATCAATTAAAGTTTGCAGAGCAAGACGCTAATCACAAGCTTGATATTATCAACATAAAGATTGACGCACTAACAAAATCGGTTAATGCAATTTCAATCAAAGCTGACGGACTCGATGAACTAAAAACTACTACTGCTGTTTTATCTGAAAAAGAGTCGACAACACGGGCTTTGGCATGGGCCATTGTTGTTGCCATTGTTGGAGGCCTCATTAAGCTGATTCTTTTTTAGTCAAGGCAAGGTTCATTTCAGGCTCACAGCAACGTGGGCTTTTGTTTTCTCTAACTTATTTTTTCACAACTCATTCTCCTTATAGGAGGTATCATCTATGAAAACAATTACAGTAATCTCTTATAAGTTTGGCGAAAAAAGCTGGAAAAACTTCGAAGGAGAACCTATCAAAAAATATGAGCACTCAGTTCTCCTAGACATTTCAAACACCGAAGTCTTCAGTGATAAAGAAAAAGCAGAACTAAATTACAAGATCGTTGTCCCCTTTTCTAGAATTAGAGAGAAACGATTCATCAAAGATATTCCACTCAGTAACGTAAACGAGGCGCTTAACAAGAAAAAAGCAAGTAGGAGAAAGTAACGACAAAAAGCGCCTACCCAAGCGAATGGGTAGACGCCTAACAGAACGTGACTGCATGGTTAGGTGCAATAGCACCCGTCTGTATTGTAGCACAAGGAGGTGTAAATGTGGCCAGTATTAGTAAGCGTGGCAAAAAATGGCAATATCGTGTCTCTTACAAGGATAATGATGGAACACGCAAGTATGTCAACAAGGGTGGCTTCCCCTCAAAAAAGGCTGCTGATATAGCGGCAATCGAAGTCGAACGTCAGCATAATCGCGGTGCAAATTTGGATCTTAACAAGATAACGTTAATCGACTACTGGGACAAATGGATTGAGCTGTACAAATCTGGTAAGCATTCTCGTATCACCGAAGCCCGGTATAAAACAATTCGTAAACAGTTATTAGCCTACTGGGGCGAAAGCCGTGAACTAAAATCAATTTCAAAATCAGACTGGCAGGCATTTATCAATGAGTTTGGCAAAAAAAGGGCTAAAGATACAGTCAGCAAATTGAATGGCTATGTTCGCTCAATGGCTGATTCTGCCGTAGATGACCAAATAATATATACTAACTTCACTCATAACGTTGTCCTCACTGGTAATGAGGGCCAAGCAGGAATCATCAAATATTTGCAAGTAAAGGATTTGCGCAAGCTCGTCAATTACTGCCTAGAATTTGCAGACTACGAGCATATTGCTTACTACATCATCGCAACCGGGGCACTGACCGGAGCTAGGTATTCTGAAGTTCTTGGGCTCACGTGGGATCATGTTGATCTTAAAAAGCGCGTTGTACACATTACCAGAACGTGGGATCACAGATATGGGAGCGGCTTTGCTGCTACTAAGAACAAATCAAGTGTACGTGACATCGACATCACGAGAGAACTTGCAGACTTGCTTTTACGTCTCAAGAAAGAACAGCAAGAGGTCTACCTTGCTCAGGGATATCGTGATAGCAAACAACTATTATTTCGCAGCATACGGCATAACATGCTATCAAGCACGGCAATTAATAAGGATCTAAGGACGATTCAGAAGACTCTCGACATTTCCCCCGCGATTACTTTCCATGGGCTTAGACACACTCACGTTTCCTATTTGATTGCCAATCACGTTGACATTAACTATATTTCAAAAAGACTTGGGCATGCCAATACAATGATCACTCAAAAAGTCTACGCTCATCTTCTTGAAGATCAAAGAAAAGAGCAGGTATCCCAGACGCTACAAGCACTTTCTAGACTTTAGCTTGTGCACATTTTGTGCACCGGAGGAAAAAAACAACCGAAAATAAAAGGAAACAAAAATCCCGAAATGCCTTTATACCAGCATTCCGGGAAGCTATAGAAAGCATCTAGAAGCATAAAAACGGAGAGTAAGTGCGAAAACAAACGTATATACAATAGTAGAAAACCACATTTTGTGCATATTTTGTGCACAAAAATAAGCCTCCCGCCATTGCTGGCAGAAGGCTTATTTGTCACTATCTTCATTTTGGTTGCCTAAATTTAGCTGTAATTGCTTTGAACCAGGTATGTGCTGTAACACTTTTTCTATAACGACATCGCTTTTGAGACCCTTTTCGGTCATTGTTTGGGTTTTTCTAAGCCTAACTTTCAAAGTGTCAGTTGATCCAAATCGATCCTGATTAAACATCACGGCACGAACAAAGTCTTCGTCTTCAATAGCGGCATAGAATTGATTAGCACCGTCAGAGAACTTCCACTTACCACCTTTTTGAAACGAGACCGTAATTAGTTGAAGATATTCTTCAGAGACAACAGGTTCAAATTCTTTTTCCGGAACCTCTGGTGGAATAAATGCATCCGCATCTTGCTTAGAAATCGTATAGCTTTCCTTTTTAGCAGATTCAAACTGCACTGACTCAATGCCTTGTTTTCTTGTTGGCTCTACAACCTTATCCATAGAACGCCGAACTTCAACACTTTTATATGCTCTTAAAGTTTCGCTGGGTATAGTTAATTCGGTACCATCATCAAAAGTCAGCCGGACATCGCCAGACTTTAAAACTTTGTTCGCCTTTATCTTTCTCGTCGCCGCTTTTTTAATAAGGGCAATTAACCCCCCAAATGCAGTTACATATGCGAGAAGATTAGCCCCCGCGGTCGCAGCATCTCCAGACAGTATGCTAATGATTTCATGAGGAGTCGAAAGTATAAGATCAACTATAAATGAGCCTTTGTCCGTTGCTTTAATATCTAGAGAAAGTGGCTTTTCCTCAGGGTTATAAATCTGCTGTATTTGCTTTAGCACAGCGGCTAAAGCCAATAAAGATGGTGCGAGGTCTTCAACTGACATCTGATTATTCTTTAAGGCCTCTCCCTGATAATGCACTTTTAAGTCTGTGGACGGCATTTGAACCACCTCCTCTTCATTGCATACTATACACAGTGAAAACTTTAGACACAAGTAAGAAATCACATACACAAAAAGCCCTCCACCCGCATTAGCGAGCAGAGGACTTTTTGTTATCGGATATACAGGTTTTCGCCTGGGTAGATCAGGCTGTAGATTGATTTGCCATTGTTAGCTGCCAGTGTGTACATGCTGATGCCATACTTGCTGGCAATGCTCCAGAAGCTGTCACCATATCGGACTGTGTAGTACGTGTGGCTTACCGGCGAGGTATATCCAGACGAACGCGAGCCATAGCTCTCCCCACCATTCACGCCTAAGGCAACATAGTGATACCTGCCTGAGTAGCTGAGATAACGTGCCCAAACATATGTGCCACGGATATACACGTGATCATAAATCACACTTTCACCCGGGGCGTAGCTACCAACGGATGCATAGCCGGTGCCGGCACCAGTGCGGATGTTAACAGTCGCGGACGGCTTGAAAACACCAGTTTGCGCATAGTCAGTATCACTCGCTGCATTTGATTTTGCTGGCTGGCTTGGCACCGGTGTTACAGGCACTGACGGAGTTTCTGGCTGCTTCGAGTATCCATTATCGGTGACACCAAGCAAATCAACGTTACCATCTAAGCCGCCTAAGACATGCATGGAGGTAAACTGCCAAATAGCAACTCCGTCCATGCTTGGGAACCAGTTGTAGTCTGGTACCGAACGCACCTGATAATCAGGGTAAGCAGCAATCCACAACGAGTTAGGGAATGCCGCGATAATCCGCTTGTAGTCAACATGAGCCAATGTGTATGGCTTGTAACTATAATACATGGGCGTATAACCAGCAGCGGCGATTCGTTCCATGCCATAAATGATGGCATCTGTGTTAGCCTGCACGTCACCAGAGGCACCATCCTCATAGTCCAGCGCTACAATTGAACCTTTGGGAGTCTGAACACGCGGCAGATAATAGTCAAGTGCTTGCCGACCAATGTCAGAACTGCCACCTACCCCATACCAGATATAGGTGTGAGCACGAAGGCCGTTAGTTTTGGCAGCCTGTACTTGACCGCCGTAAGTCCACTGATCAATTAATGTGCCACCATAAGTGCCACCGATTTGGGCAATAGCAAACTTGTTGTTGGCGCCATACTTTCCTGACGCACCTTGATACTTAGCCCAATCAACACCGATATCACCCTTAGCTGCGTTCACTTGCGATGGCAGGGCAAAAGAAATAGCCGCCAAGAAGGCGACTACCAAGGTGATGAGTTTAGTTTTTAGTTTCATGGTTTCCTCCTTATTGCTGTGGAGCAACAGATGATGGTGCCAGTTGAGCCTTAACTGCGTCTGCTGCCGCCTGAGCTGCGGCAGCTACCTTGTCTTGATTAGATGCTTCCTGATCAACTGTCTTTTGCGGATAGGTTTCTGCTAGGCTGTCTTTCAAATCCGCAAAAGCTTTCTCAACCGCGTTGGCAATTGTCTGCTCGTCTGTGCTGGTGAAGCCAAGCGATTTTAATCCGTCTTTCACAGCATTAATGGCAGTCGATTTCTTGACCGCACCGTCAATCGCCTGTGTTACACCAAGCTGTTCTGCTGCTGTTACCGCAGCATTTGCCAATGGGCCTAATACCTTTACCAAAGTGAGCGCTTGTTTGTTAGCCAGCAACTGTTTTGAGATCCAAGCCCCAATGACAGGGATTGCTGCTACTGCAAGTGATACCAAAAGTTCTGTCCAATTATTCATGATTATTTTCCTTTCTAAGACGTTCATTCTCACGTCTCAATCGATCATTATCAGCGCGTAATCTGTCATTCATATCCTCAAGCTCATCATGCCTGTTCTTACGTTTACCCTCGCGGTAGGTCAGATAAGCAATAAGCGTTGGAACGATGGTTGCAATGTATGGAGTAGAATCGACAATAATTTTAGTTATCGCTGCTGTCACGGCTGTCACTCCTTCGTGCCAGAATCAGCACGAAGGCTGTTATGATCGCATTGCTGATCCAACTTGAGTATATTCCAGTTGAGATTGAGGTCAGCAATTGCAGTATTGTCAAGAACGACATTAAAAAGCTGGTAGTCGTAAGCAACAGACGATTGATTACTGCTAACTGTGTTTCCCATAGCACCCAACCCCCAATTCCGAGTCCATCAATGACAAACAAAAACCCCACAATGTCATCATTTAACCAGTCAGTGTAATGTGGGGGCCAGATGAAATAATGGTCATTGATGATTAAAAACAAGCCAATGGCAACTATGCCAATGGCGAGTACTGTGTGCATCGGGTGATCTCTGATTTTATTTAACATTGTCATCACTTCCTTCCACAAAAATAGCCGCTAGCTTTTGCTGGCGACATAGTCACTGCCTGTAATTCGCTTGTATTGGTCTGGGGTGATCATTACCGGTACATAAGGTGTTAAATCAATCCCCCAACTGTAAAACAGTACACACTGATCATAATAAGTCACTTGATTTCACCGCCTTCATCTGCGCTACGTCAAGAGCAAGCGCAGCAAGCATTTGCTGTTCTGCAGACGCCTCAGGTGTAGGCCTGTCAGCATCTGGGTCATAGCCAGCATCTGGAACAACCTTGCCATCAACAATACTTGCATGGTTCTCATACAAGCCAACAGCATCGTCAACTTCAATAACCTCAAATCCTTCATCGGTCGGCCCTACTGGTCTGTTTTCATCAGCATTTGCCCAGTTAAGCAGCCGATTATTGCTATCCGTCCATACTTTTAATTTCATAATTGCCTCCTAGCCAAAAAATGAATCCCCCGTTGGATAATCGTCTTGTGTTAGATAAGAAACAGATCCCCCATAACTGCCGGAGGCTTTGGAAATGTTGCTATACCAGCCGACCGTTCCTCCGCTTGGCGTGCTTGAATACATAGCTGTAGATTGTCCGGGATCTGAAAAGCTCAAGCAGCTTGCAACAATATTGTTTGTCAATAAAGGTTTGTAACCGGGTCTAATATCTGCGAGTCTCAAATAATTGTACTGATTAGCTATTGTGTGAATTTGAAAGTTGACGGTCACCAAATTTCCACGTCGCGTGTAGTAAATATATGCGTAATCAATATCAATATTTCTTAGCGCGGTTGTATTGACGTAGAAAAATGTCACGTTGTCTGTTGATTTGAATTCAGACTGAATATATTTTTTTGTAGCGGCACTGGGGTCGCTGATCAATGTTTGTAACTGAAGTGC